CCCGTTCAAGCAACCCGGCGTTAACCATACGGGAAAGCCTGTCGCCTACGTGCTTACTGCCGTTGTGGTAGTATTCTCGCCCGAACTCCTTTACGGCCTCCGCTTTTGTGAATGGTCCGCCAACGCTACGGGCAAAGGCTAAGATTGCTTTTTGTTCGGCTGTAAGCATAGAACAAAAGTAGTACATTTATTTATCCTATCCAAATTTTACCCCAAAAAAAATGCCCGGAAAGTTTCGCAACTCTCCGGGCTAAATAAACCCCAAAAAACCAAATGAAGTACAAATATAATATTTATCCCGATTAAAACAAAATGCGCCCCCACTTTTGGAGGCGCTCCCGTAATAATCTCATGAAAAGTCTGTGGCGAAGTTAGTATGGTTTAATCACTTAAGGCATGGCTATTCATATATTGTTCAATTACTTCTTTGCCACGTGCCATACCGATATTTTGTTCCGGCGCGTTAACCTGATCTAAAACATCGAACAACGTCGGAATATCGCGGCTGTATTCCGCTTCTTTCAGGTAAGAGATACCGTCGCGCCAATACCCGCCGTTCAACTCGCTACCGATACCGTAACGACCTAATTTAACCGCGCAATACGGAACGGTGGCGATACCTCCAAACGGATCATAAACAACTTCGCCGGGTTCGGTAAACTGCAAAATAAGACGTTCAACCAAATCCAGTTGAAGCGGGCAAACGTGCTTCTCCCGAACGTTTTGAGCCTGTTGTAAGTTGAGGGTGCGCATCCTGATAATGTCATCCCACACAAACTCCGACTTTGTTTGTGGCGTCAACAGTGAGAATGTTTTAGGCAGACGCTTCTTTTCTTCCAGCGCTTCGCCGACGGCAACGTGTGTTTCAAAGTCGTAGACGTTTTCGCGGAAAAACTCTAAGAACTTCGCCCGTACTTTTTGCAGCCCCTTTTCTTTGTCTGCCAATGCAACGAGCGCGGTCAGTTCTTCCGGGTTAAGTTGACGGTTGCCAGACGATCTCCAGTTTGCGTCTGCATTCAATTGCCAACGGGCTAGGCTGTAATCTTCCCTGTCGTGCGTCACCGGATCGTCGGCATACGCATTTTCCGTACTGCTCGGCATTTTGCGGAAAAGTAGGATGTATTCAGGCGATCCAAACCCCATCTTAGTTGAATCTTTCCGCATTTCGCCATAAGTAAGGCGGTAAGTCTGGTTATTCTCGCTTACTACGTCGGTCGTTACCGTTACCATGCCCATGTACAAAAATCCGTGCTTCATAAATTGAAATAGCGTTTTTGCATGGAACGGGTTAACGGTACTCATTCCGTACCCGGTTACTTTTCCATAAAAAATACGATCTTTAACGTGGACGGCGGCAACGCGGCCCGGTTTCAATACCCTTAATAAATTAGGGATTAAGAAGTCCATTTGCGCGCCAAAGTGGTCGTCATTTTCGGTATGCCCGAAGTCGTTGTAAGACGGCGTGTATTCGTAGTGATTGGAAAACGGGATACTTGTTACAATCAAATCCACCGAATTTTCCGCCATGCTTGCGGTTTCAATTACGGTATCATTGTTTACATATTTCCAGTTTTTGCCGGATGCTTCCTGCCTGTTTAGGCCAATGGAGCGAGTTAATTTAGCGGTCATGGCGTATTGATTTAATCCGAATTGGGATACTACGTCCCGCATCTTTTGTTGTAAATATTCGTGTTGTGCCCATTTTTTACGCAGCTCTTTTACGATGCTTCGCTCGGTTTCTGTGTGGATAATATGAACCTCTACCGTGTGTTTTTGCAAAAAGCGCTGTGTACGGTGAATCGACTGTATAAAGTCGTTAAAGTCGTAATTAACGCCTAAAAAGACGTTAAGGTGGCAGTGCCGTTGAAAGTTGCACCCGCTACCGCTAATCTCCGGCTTAGTTGCAAGTATTTTAAACTTGCCGTCTGAAAAATCCATGATTCGCTGCTCCCTTACTTCCAGGTCTTGCGAACCGAAAACAGACAGCGCGCCGGGTATTTGCTTTTCAATGTCGCGCCGTTCGTTTTCCAGGTGGTGCCAAATTAACCAATGTTCGTCCGCGCCAAATTCCGCAATAACTTCCTTTGCCTTTTCAAGTCGTGGGCCTATCGTTTCGCGCTTTTCAGCCGCGCCCGCTACTAAGCCCATCGCCTCGTGTTGGAAAAGATAACGGTTTCCATTTTGGTCTGTCTTGTCCCATGCTTTAGAGTGATCGGCGGGTATCTCGTGGTAAAAAACTTTCAATTCCGGCAGGTCATATCCTTCGTCTGAAAAACCAAGATCGGACGGCTTGTAAATAAGCATAGCCCATCCGCATAACCAAAACCAAAACTCCTCTTCTTTGTGCGGGTAAAGTGTAAGGTTCCCCGCCTTTTTGCTGTCGCGCTGAAAGAATCTGGTAAGAATCTGCCCCCTGTCCATTATGCCCAAAAAATGCGCATAGTTGACAAGTTCGAGGTAACGGTTTGGAGCAGGGGTAGCGGTGGCGATAAACCGATACTTTACGTCGTGGCACAAATCCATAAACTGTTGCGTCGTTTTTGTGCCGTATGACCGTAAAACGCTGCCCTCGTCTAAGGATATAACCGTAAAGTTTGCCGGAATGATTTGGCCATCACGTACGCGCTCGTAATTCGTAATAATGTAATCGGTGCCGGCGGCGGCAACCTCTTGCATATTACGACAGTAGACAATGTTAACGCCCATCGCCGGGCCGTCTTTTTGGGTGAACTCTTGCCGGACGCCGAGCGGGCAAACAAAAAGCGCCTTACCGCCTTCTTTGTTTATGATCTGACGGCACGTTTCAATTTGTACACGGGTTTTCCCAAGGCCAAATGATTTTGCCAATAATCGGCGCCCGCCCTTTACCATCCATTTAACGGACGCAACTTGGTGAGGGAATAAAGACGGGTGCAGGTCTTTGTCTTCTACGTCAAACCCGTATTCAGGAGAGCGCTTTATTTTGCCCTCCAAAAATGTTTGATACCTGTTAAGAAAAAGGTTTAAATCTTCGTGCATAATGGTGTAAAATTTTGTCCTGCAAATATCCGTACAATTATTTAATTGTACAAACATTTCTCAAAATAAAAAATCAGCGCCATGTTGCCAAGGCGCTGACCATCAAAATATACACCAATTACCTAATCTTTCGCTTTGGGCTTCCTGCCGCTGTTGTGGCGCGTGTCGGTCAATCTTGCCTTATCCACGTTCGCAAAAAATGCAGCCGGGTTTTCGCCCGCCGCGTCAACGATCACCTGGATAACCCGCTGGATTGAAAACAGGCGTTCACCGTTCGCCCTGTTGAACAGGTTAGCGCCTTCAATCCATTGCCGTATCGAATCCGGTACACATACCCGGCTTTGTCTTTCCGTTCTTTCCTTTTCTGCCATTGTCTGAAATTTTGACAAATGTACGGGTATTTCGGAAAGTTGTACGGATTATTTTTTAAAACGGAACCGCAAACGCTTCATCCTCCAATTTCGGCCTTGCCGCTAAAAAGTCCGTTACCGGGAAAGCGGGCACGGTTGAGCCTTGTTCGTGGTATTCGTCGGGATCGGAGAAGCCGCGAACGCCGTTATAATCAACCCAAACCGAATCCGTTGGCCGCATTCGCTGTTTGGCGTAGATTATTTCCGCTTTTCCTACCAGGGACTTCCCATATTGATCTTCAACAATGCCGTATTTTTCAGGCCGGTAAATCAATTCGACCACATCGGCATCTTCAACGATACTGCCCGAATCTTTAATATCTGCCAACGTCGGGCGCATACTACCGCCCCGGCGCTCAACATCCTGTAAAATCTGCGCTAATGCGATAACAGGAATATTGAGGCTGTTTGCCATCAACTTCAACTTTGTGTCAATATCTGCAATTTCCAGCGTCCGGCTTTTGTTGCTGTGCCCGTCTTTTACTTTTTGGATAAAATCAACAATCGCAAAATCAATCGGCTGCTTAAAATGTTCGGCGTAACAAGTCGAGATAAAGTGGTTAACGTCATTCGTTTCGTCAATCCATACCACGTTCATTTCCTCTACATACTTCCTGGCATCAACAATTTGCTGCCTTTGCGCGTCGGTCAATACTGCCCAATTATCATCATGCGTGTACCCGGTAATCATCCCGATTAATCGTATCTTCATTAACCGCACATTCATGTCCAGGGAAAGAAAAACACCCCGCGCCCCTTCGCGCATAAATCTAAGCAGGTCGTTTAGCATTAGCGTAGTTTTCCCCATGCCAGTCCTACCCGCCCGAACAAACAACGTTCCAGGCTCATACCCGATATTTAACCGGCCATTGATAACCGTATTCAGTGACGGCTTACAAGGGTAGTCTATTTCCAGTCCTTGCATTTTTGCCTCAAACCAGTTATCAAACCAAATATCCTGCGCTTTGCCCTGTGTAACGTATGCCATGCTATCCCGCCGAAAGTCATCAGCCGCCCGGCGTATTTGTTCCGCTTCCCAATTCTGTGAAATTCCATGCTGCGCGAATTGTGCGGCCCGGAACTCTACCCATTGCCGGTATATCGGCAAAAAAAAGTCAAGCGCCGCGTTTAGGTCGGTGTCAGCGTGTCGGCCCTGAATCTCGAAAAAGTCTTTTTCAGTAACATCTCCCCCCGGCTTGCAAACCGTGTACGCCGAATAACTTTTCCCGGTGCCGTAGAATTGCTCAAACACCGCACAGGCCGCTTTGTCGTACTTCGTCTGCTTCCACCACGCAGGATGTACTTTGTGGGCGACAGCGGCGAAGATATGCGGCTCTCGCAGGATTGCAGCGAACAGAACCTCGGCGGCGGTGCTGTACTGCACTTCAATCTCTGCCCCGGCGCTGTACATATCGGGGTAGATTGGCCGGGATTGGCCGTTTTGGCGGGCGTAGGTTGGTGCGTGTTCCATGTTAGGCGGTAATTACGGCACAAATACCTTTCGGGTAGTATTCCATCGAAATTGTTTCTTTGGTGTACGACATTGACCATTTCGGGCCGAACATCTCAAACACCTTTTTCCGCGCCAAATCTTCATTTTCGGCGTTGACCTGTAAAACGCTGTCTTTGTCCCACACTTTGCCGCCGCCAATTTGGTGGACGTGTGATTGTCCGCAGGTAAAAAAGAACTCTTGCATATCGTTTTGTTTTAAAGTTACAAAGAAAAATCCAAATCGCCCGTGTCCAAAATGGAATAGGCGAAAGGCAAATCTATATTTTCGGCCTGCAATACCCAATCAGTTGCGGCCTGCCTGTTATCAAAAATAAGCGTGTTGTCGTCCTCATCCGTTGCTAAAAAGTATTTCAGTTCCCCGGACGGGTGCGACAAGTTGACGCAAACAATGATGTACTTTGAATCTTCCATATCGTTTTATTTTTGAGTTAAAAAAGTCGGTTAAAATCCCACAATTCGAGCGCCGTAAATTCGCTCCTAAAATCTCTAATATCCTGGTGAAATGTGGTATTGAAAGAATAATCGCGCCGCCATTCGCCCGAACCATTCAGCCGGAAATATTTTGCAAACGCATTTAGGTTAAATCGGCTCTTTTCGGCCTCGTTCGGATTTTTGGCGCAATCGCCATGCCAAACATCTATAAACCCTTCTTTACATGGGATGCGGACAAATTCTACCCAACCTTCTTGCATTTTGCTATTTCGTTTCGTTAAATTTCATTTTTGCCGCCACATACGCGGCGTTGATCGCCTGTTTGGCTTCCGGGCTGGCGGGCGTCCAAAACTCTTTCATCCACGCCTTTGCCCCGTCAATGCCACGTTCGGCGAATAATTCGAGCCATAGTTTTTCTAAGTGCTTTTCCATGTTGTCACGGGCTTCGATGAAAGCGCGGGCAATTGCCCGTCCTTGTTGTATTTCCGTTTCGGGGTCAGTTTCCATGCGGGTTATCCAACCTCCACCCATTTCGGTTAATGCGGCCCAATCTTCCGCCGTCAACTCCGATTCGTGTAGTTCCCGCATCTTAGCGCGGGCCGTATCCAGGCCAACTGTCACAATCCATTTCAGTGCGTACCGGACGTATATCTCGAATGATTCGGCGTTACCCCGGCGTATTACTTCGGAAAGCGCGTTGTTGTACGCATCGGCATACTGCCGGGCAAACGCCAATACCTTGCGCCCGTCACGGACAAACACAATGCCCTCCCACTTTTCCCATGCGCCGTTATCCAAACCCCATTTCAGGCGTGTAACATCGTCGGGTAGCAACATCGGCGCGTCGTACAACTCATCCACCGACAGCCGCGCTAACAGGCTTATGTCCGTGATCGTGCCAAAGCGGCGGTGAATTGCCGTTAGGCGGGATGTTGTTATGTCGAGGGTGTGCATGGGTTGAGTTATGTGAAATTAGAGAACGGCACGGTAATCTTCGCAGGAGTAAGATTCTCCTTCCTCGCTGTTCTCGAAAAAATCAATACTCATCCAATTTCCGTCTATCATTACATGGGTAGGCTCCCACGATTCAGATATTTCAGAGTATTTGACCTTTGCCTTAAAGGTGTCGCAGTGCCTGTTGACCACATCGCAGTAATTGTAATTGCGCGATTTAATTTCAGCCTTGTTCATCGCATCTAAATCAGATGCGGAAAGTATTTTATTGCCAATCAATTGAACATCAATCATTTTTCATTCTGCTTTTTCAGCCCGCAAAACCGGGCCGGTTTGTGAGTAGTTAACCGGCGCTGCCGATCTAAGCGGCGCTTGCGGCTGCGGTCCAGTGGGGTGTTGATGGGGGATCGGGTTTATCCCGGCGTCAAACTCTTTTTGCCGTTTCAGCCACGAACCCAATGCGGCGTGATGCTGCCCAAATGTTTCCCCCTGCCTTGCCTTTGCAATGCGGTTGATGCAAAAGTCAATCACGATGGAGCGCAGGCGGTCGCCTGTGTAGTTTGTTTCGGCTGTCTTTTGCGCTTCGGAAAGCAGGGAGGCATTGGCGTTGTAAAACCGGCTTAGTTCCTCTTTCATCTGTTCCGGGGTGTTTGCATGTGGCCTATCTTCGAGGGAGTAGCGGGCGGCGGGCGCGGCTGTTGGTGCCGTGTCTTTCGGCGGGTAAATCCCGGAATAAGTATGCGCTATGCTGTGTTCAATTGCGGCGCGTCCGGCTTCCGGATCGTAGTTCACCGCTTTGGCAAGTGCGGCGATTGTTGCCGCTTCGGTTTTGGCGGTTTTGTACGTGCCCTTTCGCTCCCGGCGTTTGTAGTCGATCCATTCGCCCCAGGCTTCGGAAATGCCGTGAAAGAATACCAATACCATGTCGTCGGATATTTCCGCGCAAACGGCTGTGATATTGTTTCCGGCGGTTTTTGGGGTGCGGGGTTTTTTGCCCGCCGCCGGGGTAATTGGTTCTAAGTTGGTTTTTTCTTCTAAGTCGAACGCTTGCCCCTCTACGATCACGACTTCGACGTTTTCAAATTCGGTTGAGGTGTGGGTTGTGATGTGAATAGCCGCTTGCGGCGTAATTATTTCTTCCTCTATTTCTTTAACCTTATTATTAACCTCATATATGGGTGTAACTAAGTTGACACTTTCGCCGCTTTTTTTGTCAACTTTGTTTACAGTGGCGTGTAAACTTTGTTTACGCTCGTCATTTTTTGACTGTAAACTTTGTTTACACTCGCTTTCGGTATCAATCCACTTTTCGGTTACCTGTAACGCTCCGCTTTTTGGCTCAACAAACAGTAGCGATTCCTTTGCCAAACGATCAACCATTTTGTACAACCCTGCCCTTGTAATGCCTACAAACTTGGCTACTTCGTCTTTTGTGTCAACGCACCAACCAGCGCGCCCGCGTCGATCCGCTTGCCTGTATTGGATGTAAGAACACAGCGCGTATTCGTCGCGTGTTATGTGCAAGACTTCCCTTGCAACCTCGTTAATTGTAGTTGATTTTTTTCGCATGACTTGCGGCGTTTTGCCCGTCCTCATCGGGCAGGCGGTGACAAAAAGAGGGGGGATTAAAATAGAGTGATTATTGCCAAATGTTTTTAGGCCGGCACTTTTCTAATTAGTTTGCCTCTTTTCATTTCAAGGCCAAGTAATTCCCAGTTCTGGCGGCTATTTTCTGCATATTCAACCCATTCGTTATTAGCGAATTTCTCGCGCT